TATGGACAAGCAAGGCCAACATCATTATCTAACCAAAGGTGCTTATCCTGGATTACATAGACAATACTTGTTTGTAAATTTAAACAAATGGGTTGAATTAGGACAACCAGAGTTTGATGAACTTGGTGTGTTTACTGACCGACCAAGAAACTACCGCAATGTAGAATACAGTGAAGAAAAGGTTCACAGTGAATATACACCTAAGTGGGTAAAAGGTGCAGAAGGTTATATGCAGAGTACTATTACTGCTGATGGAAGTAACTGGATACATCTTGCCGCAGAAAATGATATTACTATTGACAATCTTGATAACGATATGCGAGAATGTAAAGTATTTTTATATCCTTACAACAAGCCAGACATACTTGAAAAGGTATGGTTAGATAAAACTAATGACAAACTTGTTGATCAATTAAACTACAGTCAACGTGCATGGATACGTAAATTAGGATATCAAGAAGAAATAGAAAAGAACAGAGTGTATGCTTTTAACACAGAAAGATTAAGTGGAGAAGGTGTACGTACAAGTACTTTTATAGATCATTTCTTTAGTGCGGCCGCAGGATTTAAACCACTTGCAATATTAAATGCAAACGGCTTTCATGAAGGTACTACAGTACATTACTTTGATTGGTGCGAAGCAAGTTTAAACTATAAGAAGCATTTATTAGAAACTTGGGACGGTTATGATTTGGATAAATGGCTCTTAGAAAACGATTTACAGTATAATTTCAGTAGCACTTACCGTGCCAACTATAAACAATTCTGGGAACAAGAACTAAAAGAGTTCGGTGGAAACCTTGCTTTTCAAAGATTATGGTCAAGGTATAGAGATTTAAAACATGAGTTTCATGTAATTGATATTGTACAAGACAGTGATAAACTGTTTGATATAATAGATAATGTACACGGAACAAAAGTATTATGGACTACAAACATATGGTCAAGCGAAATGCTACAATGGAATATAGAACCAGAAGAACTTGAAAAGCATTACACAAAATTTAAAAGCAGAGTAAAAAATCTCGTAGTATACGGACACGATTACTGCGGTATTGATTTAAACGATAGTGTCAAAGGAAACTATACACATGTCAAATTTTAGAATAGAACGGGTTGGCAGATATTGTAGAATAGCAGATTGGCAAGTAAATGTTGACCTAACAGATTATTATAAAAGAGCAAAAGAAAAAGGCTTTGTTAATAATGCAAGTCGTGAAATGCTTATTGATTGTTTTAATAATGAAAGCCAAATGCACTTGTTCTTACTTTACGAAGATGATACAATTATTGGAACACAGGTGTTACATACGTTTCCAGAGATGGGACCTAATTGTTGGAGAGTAGGAAGAACAAGTTTACTTGTACCACCATTAGGCAAAGGCAAAAGTATTATTACAAAGTTTCAAAATCATACAGATCAATTTTTACATCCTGCCGTTATTAAATTTGTATCAGAACGCAAAGGTGAATTGTATTCAACTACAAATATGAATCCAGAAGCCAAACAAAATCAATCACACTTAATATATTTTCCTTTAATAGAAAAGATGGGTGTAGTTGATAAAGTTGGAGATATGGATTACAGATATACCAAACAGTCAGTTTGGAAATTTAACTTTAATCGTTTTTGGGAATTGTATAACTTATTTCCTAAATGGAATTAAGCAATCATTGCCACCCACGCCGCGCCTGTATAGAACACTGGGTAAGGTGTTGATCCACTGTAACTTGCTGGATCCCAATTAGTTTTGTTAGCAACTGCAATCATTCCAATAACTGGAGTAGCCGGAGCCGCCGTTTGTGGTTCCAATGTCATTACACCTTCAACGTCAAGTGTTGATCTTGCACTTGTTCTGTTAACTGCAAGTTGACCTTTAGCGTCAAACAACATTGTTTTAGCAACAGGTGTTGTACCTGTGCCTGCGTTAGTTACAAATTCAATTTGACCTTTTGCAGTATCGTTTGCAATAGCCTCAGTTGGATCTGATCTAAATAAAATTAATGAAGAAAGAACTTTCTTTCCAGTACCGTTACCATCAAAGTCTGGATCAAATGCCAATGCACTTAATTCACCAATGTAATTACCTGATGTAATTTTAACTTCACTACCACTGCCGTCAAAGCCACCGTAGTAACCGTTAATTGAAAAACCTGAAATGTTTGCTGATGTGTTACCGTTTAATCCGTTAACTCTAATTGCTGTCGCTTCATCTCTGTTGTATGCTTCAAGTACTGTTGAAGTTGATTCAGTTTTGTTACTAACTTCTACGTTACCTGTAGATGATGTAAGTGAGTCAGCAGTAATATCCATTACGCCATTGTAAAGTCTTACTGTACTTGATATACCATCAACAAGTAGTGTTGAGTCATCGCCAAATACTGAACCTTTTAGATCAGCATTTAAGTTTACGATAGATGCGTTAGCAAGATCTAAGTCACCTGGCTTCCACTGTGAATTTGTATCATCCCATACCAAGTATTGTCCTGGTGTTGGTTCGTCTGCACCTGATGTACTAACATCACCTAAGCCGTCAATACTCTTACTTGCAAGTTGTGTATCAAAGTTAAAACTTGCGAAATCTTCGTCTGCTACTTCCCAGTTAGTTGTAGATGCATTGTATTTTAAAATTTTGTTATTAACAACACCTGTTACATCAACATCTGTTAATGCACCAATAGTAGTTGTAAGGTTAAGTGTAGACGCTTCAAAACGTGCATTTGATGTATTCCAAGCAAGTACTTGTCCTGTTGCTGGTGCTAATGAAGGATCAACGTCTGTTAGTTTAGCAATTGAAATTGGAGGATTAACTGCAATACCGCCGCTTGTTGCTCCGTCACCTATGTATAATGTGCCGTTTTCACCGTTAATGTTTACTTTATCAGTTACCCAAATAGGTTCTGCAAGGGCAGGATTAGCGCCAGTCATTGCGCCACGTTCTGCTGTTGTACCTCGTCTAATCTTAAGTGCCATACTTACCTACTCCAAATTTGTTTTGCTATATGTATTTATCCAATACCAATTGTTTTACTATAATGTATTTATTTCTTGAAACGTGCTTTTTTAAATAGGTTTTTGGTGCCTTTTTGTACGTCTTCTTTGATCTTCTTACTGTCCACTGCAAAGTCTACATTCTGTATTGTAGTGCCGTATTCATTGAATAGTTCGCGGATATCTTTCTCAAAACGCTTCTGAGACAGCGAAGGCGTACATTCTATGATCCACTTTTTCCTATTGGAAAACGTTACCTCTATATGCTGAAGGTATTCGAGTGGTATAGTTTTTACTTCTATGCCCTCGAATACTTCAGGCCAATGTCTAATAACGTCCGCAGGAAGTTTTAGTAGTTTCTTCCTCGGCATAGCGGTGCTACGCTTTTTTCTTTTTGGTCGGAACCAACGCCTCAGCATCACGCCTCAATTGAGCCGCTTCTTTGCTTAAACGATCTGCTTGAGATCTGTAAGATTTTGCTAAATCTTCATCACTCATTACACCATCACTTGATGCTGGTGTAGTAGGTTCATTGCTTGGTGCATACGCATCAGCACTTGCAGGTGTTTCACTAACAGTTGCAACGTCCTGTGTATCGTCCTTAAGAGCCAAGTCAGCAATGCTAACACCTTTTTGCTCTGCAATAACCTTGTTTAATTCAGCAAGATTAATAGTGTCAGTGTTTGTAGGCATCATGTCTACATCTGTTGTTGGTACTCTTTGCAATTTACCAGTAGAATGGAATCTTGCTAACATAACACTACCGTCTGAAAGACGTGTACGTGCCATTGCTTCAGCAAGTTCGCCAGCATCTTGTCCTGCTGGTGATTCTACTAATTGCATTAAGATATCGTGATCTGAATCTGTTAAGTTTTCAGTCGATACGATCAATGCATGTTCTGGATCATTAGGAAGGGTTCTGTATGCAACAGCCACCTTTCTTTTATTTGACTTTAATTTGCCAATATGTTTAATCGCCATTATTTCTTCTCCGTTGTTGCAGTTGCAGGAACTTCACCGCTCATTGCCGCCGCCGCGTCTGCTCCACTAATAGGTTGTGCCGTTGCTGGAACTCCCTCTGGTGTTGCTGGTGCGTTTTGGTCTTGCTGAGCCTTCTGTACCTGCTGAAGGAACATATCTAACTTGTTGTAAGTAGTTCCAACTGCTTGTAATTCATTTGCTTTGAAGGCGCCACGTTGTGTAGCGATATCAATCACAGTTCTTAATGTATTTAGATCTTGAACTGTAAGATCTACCTGCCCACCTGCCGCTGGAGCATTTGCCGATGCTTCAGTAGGTGCCGCAGTCTTTTGGTTTGTATCAGACATTGTCTTCTCCTTTGTTAACTTATTAATGTATATACTTAATTACTTATTTGTATTTTAAATGAGGACACGCCAAAGCGAAATATGAAAGTTCTTTTGGATCCTCAAATCCAATTCTGAGTTTACTTGCTACTTCATTAGAGTCTGTTAAGGTAACGTTTTTACCTACGTAAAAGCGACTCTTACAATTGGTAAGTATCCAATTACTGATTGCTTTTTCAATATTATAATTTGGTGAAATTTCCATGTACTCTAAATGCGAGCCTGGATAATCTAACTTCCTTATGCCGAAAAAATTAAGCGGATTTGGTTTCATCTTCATAGTGGGTTGTAACTCCAAAAGGTGCTTGTAAATTTTTATCATGGTTACTATGGATTACAAATACAGTATCACAGTAATCTTCGTCACCCCATGTGTCCCAAGTATAACCATCAGTAAACATAATGAACTTCTTAGGATTAATATCATTCGCTTTCATGTATTCCCAATTTGCCATAAAGTCAGTACCGCCACCGCCAGCAACTTCATACTCTAATAGGTTGTCATTACTTGCGTCAAAATCTTGTTCATTGTAAACTTCTGTATCGAAACACCATAGTTTAATTTTATAATCTTGGTATTGTTCCATAATACCTTTGATCTCTGATAAAAATATCTGTGCTTGTTTATTACTAATACTACCTGACATATCAATAGCAATACACAAGTCAATAGTTTCATCATAGTTTAGTCCTGGAAGGATAGCACTTGTATGCCAAGCCTTACGTGAAGGACGAGTAAATGTATAATCATTTCTAATTGTACTTTGAATCTGTTGCTGAAGTAATTCTCTCCAGTTCATCTTAGGTTCAGTAAGTTCCTTAATCATACGTTCGATTTCTTTAGGCATATTACCTGCACCAGCCGCCTGTGCTGATTGTAACATACTGTCTTTGATCTCGTCACGTATCTTTTTAAGTTCTTCTTTACTGTATGAAGGTTTGTCTCCTTTATCTTTACCACCTTTAGAAGGTGCTTTACCTTTTGGCTGATTCTCTTTATCCCAGTCAATGTGTTCGTCAAGTAATTGACCAAGTTGTTCTAATTCTTCTTCATCATACTTTTGATAGATATCATCATATACAGCCTCTGACGTCCAACCATCATATTTAAAGTCTTGGAAAATTGGAATGTCTCTCGGCTTTTCACCAATGTTATCTCTAACAAGTGTATTGTTTACAATATAGTCTGCGGCAATGTTATGTATCTGTGGATCTCTATCTTCTCTACGTGTCATATGGTCAAATACACAATGCATAATTTCATGTGCAATAACAAATTCAACTTCTTTATTAGACATCTTAGCAAAGAATGGAACACTATAAAATAAGTGTCTGCCATCTGTTGCGGCAGTAGGACACCAATCACTTGCTTCTTTAATGATAAGTCTTGTAGCCATGTTACCAAAGAACGGATGTCTTAGCAACAAACCAACACGAGCAACGATGATACGATCTTTTACTTCTGCACGAAGTTCGTCAGTTATCTCAGGCTGTTCATCAGCCTTCTTCTTAATCTCTTCCCATCTATCTAAAACTTCTTGATCTTGTGTTGCCATGTGCCTATTCCTTATTGTTTATAATATTATTATAGTATATTTAATTGGATTTGTCAATCAAAAAAATGGGGTAGTATACCAAAATATACTACCCCAAAGTTGTTACGAAGCCTGTGCGGCAGTTACGTACTTTCCAAACTTTTCATGGAACTCATCAAAACAGTCAACTTCATCTGGATCGATTGGAAGTTGGTATTGTGTAAGTGCCAATTTGATACCCATTACAACTAATTCAGTATCAAAGTTCTTCATAGCAAACAATAAGAAGTTATTAACCATAGAGTCAAATTTCTTATCGCCTTTGTCGCTGGCTTCTTTTAGTTCATAGCAGAGCGAAACTGTTAAGGAATACATGGCACTGATTTCTTTAGTTTCTAACTCTGTTACCTTACCTTTCAAAATCTCCGATGGATTCGGAAGTTTTGAAGCCATCTTACGATGGGCCATGAACTTCACTGCAAGGCCTTCGCCTACAGAACCACTAACCAAATCGGTAGTGGTATTCTCGTCATCATCGTCTTCAAGTAACTCAGACACAAATGACCAAGAACGAGGTGTAGCAAATGAACGACTTGGTGACTTAGGATCAAAGTCATATAAGTCCTTCTTGCTAAAGGTCAAGTAACCCACAACGTCTGTGTGGATTTTATTCTCAGTTGCCCACTGAAACCAATCATCAAAGTCCACCTTAAGTTCTAAGTGAACAAATCTGTTTGCCAATGGTGCAGGCATTCTGTATGTAACACCCTTATCAGCATCTCTGTTACCAGCCGCTACGATAAGAACGTTATCAGGTAGTACATAAGTACCAACCCTACGATTCAAAATTAACTGATAAGCCGCCGCTTGTACAGCCGGAGCCGCCGAGTTCATCTCGTCCAAGAATAAAACAATGGTCTTATATTTCTTAGCCATTGCCGCATCTGGAAGTTCCATTGGCGGTGCCCATTTCATTGTATTATCATTTGCGGCATAATACGGCATACCTTTAATGTCCGTAGGATCCCACAATGACAAACGAATGTCGATTAGTTTTGAATCTTCAAAAGTATTAGTGATTTGACTTACAATGTCCGACTTACCAATACCTGGAGGTCCCCAAATAAAGATTGGACGTTGTTTCTTCATAGCCCTAAGGATACTTTTCTTAGCATCATTTGGACCAATTGTTCTTGTTGCAATGTTTTCCATGTTGTACTCCTTATACGTTTACTTCAGTGCCATACTTAATTTCTAAGTATGTATATATAATACAGTCATTAGGAGCAAAGGTCAACCATTATTTGCACTTTTTTTAAATTATTTTTGGATAAGGCTTACCAAAATAAGCCAGTAAAATCAAGAGGTTAGTTCTTCGTCGGCTCTTTTCAATGCTTTTGTAAGGCCATATTTCTTAACATCTCCACTAAAAAGATGTAATTCGAGTGCTTTCTTTTCGTCAAATACAGTGATTCCTCTGTTAGTTAGATAGTATGGACACGTAATAAAACGGTCTAACCAAATTACTGTATTAGTTGTAAGTTGAAAGTCTTCTGGGAAAGGAACATCATATGATACTAAATCTAATTTTTCTGTGAGAAATAGCATACCAGCATCAGTTAATCTTAAGCCACCTTCGTCTTTGGCTCTTGTGTTTTGCCACCATGCAGGCAAATACTGCTTCATGGTTGCTTCGTTAATGCTAATGTCTGCTTGTTTTAAGAAGACCTTTGTATAGGTTTCTTTCCAATTCATTTACTTCTTCTTTGGCTTGGGTGGTGTAACTATACCTTCACGGATTAATTTTTCTCTGTTTGCCATGTGTTTCATTTGAACTTCTTCTTTCGATCCGCCGAAGTATGCTACAGCATATCCCTCTTCAATAAGTATGTCAGTGCATCTTTTGTCGTCTTTGGTGATAAAGTCTCCAAGGATTCTTCCGAACTTTCCTTTTTTATCTTCACCGCTTCTGTCGATTTCTGTTTTAAGGATTTGTATGGATCCGATTGGTAACAGGTCTTTAAGTTTGGCTTTCGATGCGAGTCCAAATGCTTTCTCCACTTTATCACGTGTTCTTGATTCAGGAGTGTCTATACCCATCATTCGAACACGTTCTTTGTGCATCCACATGCCAAAGCCAAGATCGATATCTACGTCAACGGTATCACCGTCTACTACTCTTAAAATTTTACATTTATATTCATACATTTATTTGCCCTCTGTAATTACTGTTCCATCTTTAAGTTCTACAACAGTAAACTCGCTACAGTTAAACAAGTCGTTTAACTTCTTAGCAAGGTTGTGTGCATGTCCTGGATTACTAAAAGAAACTTTCTTGTACTTAGGTCCTGGAAAACTTGATAATGAATTTTGTGTTTTTAGATTGAAAGGTTTTCCCTGATAGAAAACTGCCCAAATCGCATCGGCCGCGAGTATCTGATCTGACTTGTAAGTCTTCTTATCAATGTACTCCAACAGTATTGTTGGTTTAGGTCTACTCATATACGTTGTTCCTCTTTTATAAACTACGTATATATTTATCCTAATTCTCAGTAATTGTTATGTTGAATGCTGTCGTTATTCTCGGTACATCAGATTTTTGTACAGGAATACTATGATTTAAATAGGGTGGAAAGAATATCATATCGCCTTCTAAGGCGTCTGCATTAACGACTTCTTTTGGCCACATTGTAGGTAAGTTATTTGTAATAGGCGTAGGAGCACTACTACGTATGCCATCGCTTGATGGATTATAAAATATTGTAGGAGTATGATGTTCAGGATCGTACTTTACATAATGTACTGCACTAATTTGTATTGTTCTTGGACTTGATAAGTGATTGTGTGTTTCTCCCCAACCGCCTTTTCCTGTTACGTTATACCAAGCATCAATACCAACCTTCCAGTTGTGCGAATCTTTATATCCGTATTCGTTTAGAAACTCTTGTATCGTTGATTGATACTTTGGAAGAATGTCTTCCCAGTCTACTGGCCGAGCGCCTGAAAAATAATCACTGTATACATTGCAGAAATCGCAATTAGGACCTTTAACATTATATTCACTTTCTATGTTTGAGACGAAGAAACTTTTTAGTTCTTCTTGTTGCTTAACTTTTACCTTGTATATATCTGTTGAAAACAAAGTTTGTTTTATCATTACTCTTTGAATCCACCACCGTCCATCTCTACGTTAATAACTTCTGATTCTTTTTCTATTGCTTTGGTAGAAATAAATTCTTCTATGTTACCAAGTAGACGGGCATTGATTTGCCCTAATGTAAATGCAAGTAATTTAGCATCGTCGAGTGTTAGTCTTACATCATGTGCATTGCTTGACTCGGCGGCCTTTACTTGCGAAAAGAACTTTTCTAAAGGAACTGTATTAATTGGCTCTTTTTGCATCTGCATTTGCCTTTGATAGTTCCGAACGCATTTCGAGTTCTGTTTTGAAAGGTCCTTTTGAAACATAATTTTCACAAGTTACCATCTTAGGACAAAAACTTCTTACCCAGCCTTTGTCAAATTTAATAATGTAGTAACCTGCACAATATAAACTTTTAGATTTTTTACTCTTTGTAAACAAAGGTAACTTCTTTTTTACATCATACATACTATTGTGTGGTACACATGAAGTTGGAAATCCATGTACTTCTTTATCTGCAACCTTATCTTTGTTTGCATCAGAAATAGTTGTTTCCCATTCGATAGCAATCTCTTTACTTAACTGCTTTTCGCTTTCATAAAATTTTGTATGTGTATTGCAACAGTACATATAAGTTTTATCTTCTTGTTTAGAAAGAGTACCGATACGTTCACCGTCCTCTTCAACAATCCAAAACTTGCCTGCTACAATAGATTTTCCTTTAATAGTCATTTATTCCTCCTAATACTTCAGTTGTTATGACAGTTACATCTAAACTTTTGTTTGACGCCACGGCCGCATATAATCTTGTTCTGCCATCGATAACAAATCGACCGCTGTCTAATTCTATAATCAAAGGTGGGCGACATGACCCGGCTTCTACTGCTTCAATAATAGGCTCTAAAGGAAACTCTCTTTCTCTACTATCACGTTTATCACGTGCAGTTAGTTCCTTAATGTACACTTCTCTATACCCTTCTTTACCACTTATATCCTGTAATGCTTTAAGCATATAAGGGTCTTGAGGCATATTGTCTAAGTTATTTAACTTCGTTATTTCGCTAACTGACATATTTTGGACAGGTAAATCGTCTAAAATAGTACCTAATTTCTTGGCTACGTTTTCCCTTAATACAACCATTCTACGTGTTTCTACACCGCCATTTAAGAACGGAAATTTAGTAGTAACGGCTTTTTGTACATCAGGATCTAATGAGCAAAGTAGTTCATATGCGTCAGCATAATTTTCGTCCATTAGTTGCATACGTATCTCGCATTTAATGGCTCGCTATAACTCTGTACTTGTTCACCTACTTTTACCAAGTCGTGTTTAGCACAGAACTTCATAAGTTTAATACCTACTTGTGTAATTGCCTTAGGCTCTACTGTAGCATCTTTGATTACACTATCAATAATACTTCTAATGTTATCTGGCTGTGCAGTCAAATCACAAAGTGTTACGTTACGAGTATAGTCATCTAATACTCTATGTTCGTCACCATTATGATCTACCCAACGTTGTAACATCAAGTTATTCCAGTTGTAGCCTTTGCTATCCTTGTCAGCAAACGCCTCTGTTAAGCCTACCTTGTTCTTTGTACCTTTTACTCTTACACCAGGATATGCACTGAACACGTTATCACTTGTGTCACCTCGCATACACTTTTCAAACAATAACCATTGTGGATTAGGTGCAGGACGTTCTGCCTTAGTTTTCTTATCTATAACACGATTACCTTTCTTATCAAAGTAACCTTCATGTGTAATAGTCATGTCTTGAATACCATTGTATTGTTTACAGTTAGGAGCAATAAGTTGTGCAAAGTCGCCATCAGTTGAAACAATAACATGATTATCATTAGGGTGTGCTTGTACCCAACCTGCAATCAAGTCATCTGCTTCAAGTTCAGGATGTTGTAATACAGAACAATTAGTTTTATTACCTACGAAATCTTTGAACTCATCAAACATTTCCCAGAACACTTCATCTTCTTCTTGTTGTTGTGGAGTAGCCGCCGCTCGTGCATCACTTCTATTTCGCTTGTACGGCTCATAAAAGTCCTTACGCCAACTACGACCTTCTAAACAAAATACAACATGCGACCCATCAAAGTCCTGCCAAGCCTTTCTTACACCAGCAAGTGTAATATGAAAAGCCATACCAACCTTATCTGTAAGGTTACCACGAATTACGTGTCTTGCACGAAAAAATGTGTTAGCAGTATCAACGAGTATGTATGTCATTTAGTTGTCCTCTTGTAATAAAATATAGTGTTATTATACTACTTTTTAGTACTGTTGTCAACCTGTTTATTTGCTTCTGCTTGTGCTTTATACTTTTCTTGTATTTTGGTTAGCACTTCTTTGTTCATAAACGGAATGGCATTCATTTCTTCGTGATTGAATGAACCCGTTAATCTTAAATCAAATGCTACACTAACTCTTGGATCTTTTGAATCATGCTCACCTGTATAGTGTTGTGTGCTACTCGGGAACATTACACAGCCACCTTTTTTATTTGGTAAGCCAAGTTTTGATTCAGGATCATAACAACTTCTGTAAAATGTTGCAGTTGAATAATCTTCCAAATGCATATTACCACTCAAATAAGAATCTGGTTGAGCACCGTGTGAGTGCGGTTCCATTGCTTCATTTTGTTTAAGAATGTTTGCCCAACATACAATCTGCAAGTCTTTAAGTTCAAGTTGTGCAGTTTGCACGTACTCAATATATGAATATCTTAAAAACGTTAGCAGTTCATTAAATGCAGGATCGTCTTGTGATAGTAAGTTATACTTTCCAAAACGTGTTGTAATATGATCTTTGCTTAGACCTGTACCACCTGTTGAGGTATATTCGTAATCTAAGATAGTCTTCTCGTTATCAATTATCCATTTTTTAATGGCATCTACATGCTCATGGTCAGTCCAGTTTGTTAACCAAAGAGGAATATTCCAACTTGGTGCAAACTCTGTTAATGGATGAAAACTTTTAATTCTTACAATACTCATTACTTAATCTTCTTTCCGATATGACACATTTCTTTTAGTATCATTCTTAAATTTCTTGCAATCTTATATAGAAAAAATACTCCTGCAATCATTATTGCGGTATCTAAATATTCAATTATCATTTTACCTCCGATTTATCTTTGCTTATTTTTGTTGTGTTAATATAACCTGCACCTCTTGTAGTGTCCATGCCTTCTTCTGCAAGTACATTTCTTGCGAGGTCTTTAAACCACAGGTCAACAATTTCTTCATTTGACTCACCTTTGTAACCAGCATCAAGCAGTTGCTCAATAAACTCGTTGTTCCAGTCAAGTTCAAAGAAACCATTTTTAATATTATCTTTGTTTACTTGTGTATCAAGTACGCCAACCCAAGGTTTCTTAGCCTTAGTTGCCGCTTCTTTTTCTTTTAACATAAGATCTCTATGCGAGAGCTCAGTTCCTTTTGTAGCCTTTTTCATGCCTAACATGTCTTTCATTTTATCTAACATATTCACCATCCTGCCTTTCTAATAGCATCTTCGTCAAGTTGCTTGTTTTTGTTTTTCTTCTTACGTTTCACTTCGTCACGTGCCTCGTTCATTTCTTTATATGGATATAAACCGTCTGAATGTAAATGTACATCATTATCGACTTTTACTTTTTTCTTTGTTAACTTCTTAACAAGTAATGGAAGATACACACTTACGCCTACAACCGTCCAAAAGGTTGCCAGCACTGTGAAATATAACTTCCAGTTAGCAATGTCTACCGCCATACCTAACGTAACACCACCTATCCATACATAATCTAATAAGGCATGGAAACGTTTCCAATTACTTCCATACTTGGCTATTAGTGCTTCTCTCTTATGTGCAAACCAAGGGTGTACGTGTCGCATGATCACGAACCCTTCGTTCAATACCATAACAGTAAATCCTAACCAAAATATCATATTATGTTCCTATGGCGTTACCAAACAAGTAAACGTGTACTCGTGCCGCCACATTATATCCTCTCTGAAAAGCCATCTTTGCAACATCACCTGCCGTTGCAGTTTGCTCTTCTTCTCTGGCTCCTACAGGCATAACCCATACAGGCCATTCAACGCCTTCTGCTCTAAATTTTTCTATAACAGAATCCATTTCATCCCATTGTCTTTGTTCAGAACCAACAACAAACTTTAATTGTCCTGCTTTAGATAGTTCTGCATATTCGCCAACTACTTCTGGAATAATTGCTTTTTTACTTTCTTCACCTGCTACTGTCCATAATTTAGGACTACAACTAAAGAATACTTCTTCATTAATTCTTTTTACCCATTCTTTAAATGGATCTCTTAACTTCTGTGTGCCGTTAGTTTCAAACGTCATGCTATCAGGCAAGTTACCTTGTCTTTCAAGTTCTTCATATATTCCAACACTTGCCGCCTGTCCTGTAACCATTAAAGGTTCACCGCCAGTAAAACATAAGTGTTGTCTTTGTTTACTCATAGGATGAAGAAACAATCCTTCTGGATTGCTATCTGTTTTTAATATATCAACAATCTTATTTGCTAATACAGTAGGAGTTTCTTGTCCCATTAAGTGTTTATACTTCTTTGCCCAAGTATAAGAACTATCGCAACCTTTTTCCCATACAGGTAAGTCTTCAACTCTTTTTACTTGGCTTACGTCATAATCCAGGAACGGCAGGTCATATGTATCCGGGTTAGTTGGATCTACTTGACCAAAGCCGCTACACTGTAAGTTACACAAGAAGAATCTAATCCATGCTGTCGGAACACCAGTATAGTGTCCTTCACCTTGAATGGAGTGAAATATCTCACTGTAATAATACTTCTTCTCAGTTGTCATTATAAGAGCCTCCTAACAAGCAAACTGTTGTTGCAGTTTTACGTTGTCTATAAACTCTTTTTTAGTTGCTGGATCGTCTTTAAATGCTCCACGTAATACAGTAGTTTGCGTTAAAGAACTATGTGCTTTAATACCTCTGTTCTCACAACAACCATGTGTTGCTTGTACATAAACACCAACGTGTTCACTACCTGTTTCTTTTTGTATTGCATTTGCAATCATAACATTAAGTTCTTCTTGCAATGTTCCACGTGTTGCACACCATTGTGCGATCCTTGTGTACTTACTAAGACCTAAAAGTTTCGGACCTGCAATGATACCAATGTATGCTACTCCTTTAACAGTCTGGTGATGATGTGAACATAAACTTGTAAGTTCACTCCTTACTACCAACATACCTTCATAACCACCTTCAATGTAGTTTGGAAATGCACTTGGGTTAGGCATCTTATCATAACGTCCGGCCATAATCTCATTAATGTACATCTTAGCCATACGTCTTGCAGTATCCATACTGTTAGGATCTGTTTCTGTATCAATTAACAGTTTTTGCAATACATTTTCAAAAGCAGGAATTGCCTCTTCGATAAGTGCTTGTTTGTCACCTTCTTCGAGTACTTCGCTAATATTATCATTAGCCCAGTAACGAATACCTTGCTCTTTTAGTTTTGCTTTTATTTCTTCTACTTTACTCATTTACTTCTCCGATGTTAAGGCAGTGGATTGCCTGTCTTAGTTGTATTATATTATACGATATATTTAGATCAATGTCAAACACTTTATATATGGATTTAACCAAAGTATTTGTTGAGCATTTCTAAACGATCGTGCGCCTGAGCCATTTTATCCAATTCCTTTTGGATGGTCTCAATAATATCTGAGTGTTCACCAATTCCAACTACCTGTTGCATGTACACTTCGATATTAGCCTTGTGCAAGTCAATCTCTGCTTCTGCATGTTTTCTTGCCGCATCTATCATTACTTGTTTCAACATAAACTTCCTTTCATGTTAGGGATATATTCGTTTGCAATAAGAGTATGTGCTTCTAAATTGAAATGCTCATCATCTACTACAAAGTCTTGTAATTCACCCTTGGTTAATAAAAACTGTGTTGCAGTTTTTTCTGATACGTCCGCTTGTACGTTCCCAATGATATTTAGATCTTTAGGTAGCCAAGTCTGGTCGTTTATGGCAAAGATTTTTAACACCGCGTTGTTTTCTTTGCACATTTGATTCCAAAGATATACTTCTTTGAAAAACTGTCTTTGATTAACAACAGTCATTACTTCGTACCATGCTTTTACTCTTTGGTAACCTTCCTGTTGTAAGTTTGGTTCAACTAAATCAAACGGATCAAACTTCATACTTAATGTTGGTTGTATTGCATAATCACCAGACATAGTTATACGTCCGCCATCAAAACTTTTAAGTTCGTCATTCCACATATTAATATTATAACAATCAATACGTCCTTTTGTTTCTTCTTGCATCATATGAGCATCAAGTGGAATAATGTTTTCGTAATAACAAGGATTACTAAACCCTAATCTATAACGATTCCAATATGTTTGTTGTATAACAACTTCGTCAATGTCGTCATACTTTTTAAACAAGAAAGCAAGACGCTCACTATAATCATACCAACCTCTACCAGGACAAGCAAATATCACACCGTCCTTGTTTTGATTGTTAATATAAACTTCCGCCCAGTTGTTATCATTCCAACGGTCACGTATACCATCGGGAGCAGGGAATTGATATCCTGCACTATGACTACAACCTATAACGGCAGTTCTCATTATACGCAATCTCCTTCAAGAAATAAATCTGGTTGTTTAGGATTTGAAATTGTATACTTTTGCATATTAGGAATAACTCCACGTACACCGCCTTTAGGATCAGACATGTCGCCTTTGCGTCTTGGAATTAAATGTACGTGTGGATACATAACAGTTTGTCCTGCTTCTTCTCCAACGTTCTGTCCTACATTAAAAGCATCACAGTAGCCACGTTCAACCCAATCGTAACCCCATTTATATGCCGCTTCCCAACACTTAACAATATCTTGCCAAGACTGCTCTTTCGGTACAAAAAGAAGATGTCCTTCTGTTACTGGATACTTGTCTTTAAAAACTGTAAAACCTTTAGCATCAAGTAAAACATCTTTCCATGGTGTTTCGTTAAATTGCATTTAATATACTCCTACGTTTTCCCAAGGATAAACCAACCAGACGTCTTCCTCGGCTTTGTTAACTTCATGACAACTATAACTCACCTGGCTAAAGTTGCTGGCTAAATTTTCTGTAAGTGTAGCAAATTTTACACTGTTTCCCCATACCGCATTCCAGGCAACATCTTCTTGTGGCAAACAACCACTTTGCCAATCATTCTTAATCCAATTAAATGTAGCACCAGTATCGTTGATGTCATCTACAATAAGTATCTTCTTTCTTAAACTTGGATCCCATCTTGAACCTGCAACCTTAGTTGTTGTACCTGTGGTATCTTCATTGTAACCAAATGCATCACTGGCCATCCAGGCGGCACTATCATTATAGCCACCTTTCTCTCCATCACGTAAACTTACCTTAAGTGCTTCGCAACGTATTCCTGTCATGTTACTAATAATAGTTGCAGGAACATTACCACCTCGTGTAATGCCTACAATATAGTCAGGACGCCAATCGTCCTTGTACATCTGATTTATAATACTTTGACACATATTTTCTACGTCAGTCCAAGTATAATAATGCTTCTTAACCATAGTTTCTCCTAATTTGTAATACGTCTTGATTACCTTGTTGAACAATTATTCCAGTACCGTTGCCTTTACCTGCCTCAACAAATTTAAGTGCAGGAACAAATCTTGCAGTGTTTCTAAATCCTGTAGCACTATGATTAATGCTACTCTTAAAGAAACAGAACCTGCCTGGTATTGGTGCGATACTTAACACCAATGGATCTGTGTTTCCTTGTATATCTTGAAGTTTATATCCATCAAGATCATCTTTAGTAATATAGAACTTTGTTTCTCCTTTATCATCAGGCTTCCATGATGTATTGCAGTAATAAAGCAATGTCCAATCACAATCATCTTTGTGATAGTATGCATCTTCGCCTGTTGCAAAAAAGTTTAAGTTACTTCTACGGTATTCTAATCCTTCAAGGTCTTTTAGTTTTTCATTAACTACGTTCCATAAAGTTTGCCATGAATGAGTAGGCTCAAAGTCAAAGCATTGTAATCCTGTAGGTGGTTGATCTGGATTGTCTCTCGTACCCCACTTAAACGGAACATCTTGAATATTCTTTTCAAGAGCACCTATAGTATTAGGTGTAAACACGTTATCGTATGTTATTATAAGTCCGCCAAAGTAAGATGTTCTATCCAATGTTATTCTCCCGTTCGTTCAAGTATTCTTCATTATGAACCCATCTGTAACCTGCATTGGCCCATTCATTACCTGAGTTACCATATACGAAACGTACAAATCCCCATTCCTTTTGTTTACGTCCCATATAAAAAATACTCCAACAAGGTATTTCATTTCCATCTTTGTCTTTAGCAAGTTCTAACCAATGTAAGTCATCTGCTTTTCTAAAACGGAAACTACCAGGTCCACGCCATACTTTTGTTGAACCAACGACAGCACCTTCCTGTGAATGTATTGGAATGTGTTCCCAATATCCACCTTTAATAATAAATGCTCCCCAATTCCAAGGATGATCATGCAATGTAGGTTCATCACTTACAAGAACCTTATGCAATGTAATATTGAAAGGAAACTTCTTTCTATCTTTTAGAAACAAGTAGTAACGAACAAGATATGGTATCTTGCCTGTTCTATCTGTAATAACTCGGCGTCTTCCGAGCATGTCCATTATTTTAGAAAGGAAGTTCATCTTTATAATCGTCTTTCACTAAATTGTATACTTCTAAAAATTTTTCATATTGTATTTTTAAAGCAGGATATTGTTTAATCATTTCTTGTACTTTGTATTCGCTTGGCCATGTTTCTTCTTTGTATGATGTGCCTGCAAAGTCAGTGTTAATTGTTAATGGAGTAGTACCGTCTTGACCATCTAAGTCTGAAATGTCAAATGTGTATGTTGGTGTTTCACTCACTATGCCGCCAACTGTTTCACCACTGTATGTAAGTGTATAATCAGTGCTATCATCGTCCATCATTATCTCCAATAGTTTTATATAATGCTTTTCCTGAAAAGAACTCGCCTTTCAGTTTATTAACTTGTTGTTGTACTTTTAGCAAGTACTTGTCATAGTTCTCAACATAATCTGTAATAAGATTCATTACTTTTTGTTTATGTTTTTTGTAACTATCTAAGTCTTGTGTCCATTCACTTGGATATAAAAACTCTGGCAATGCCATTTCACTGTAACTTAATCTATCTGGCATCATTGGCAATGCATCTACAAGAGCACCTTCATACCAACTAATACCTAATGTTTCTTGTAAGTTAGCACTAAACACAACCTTTGCTTCACCTAATAAATTATGATATTCATTTTTAGTAAGTTCACGTTCTTGACAAATAACAAATTCGTATTGTGTCATGCTTTCTTTTAAATCTCTAAATATATCAACTTGCTTCTCTGGAGCAATTCTATGCGGAAACAAAATCATGTTTTTCTTTGTCATGCCTTTGTACTGTGCAAAACTATTTGCCAAGTACTCCATAGGCCAACCTACTATGTTTGACTTTGTTAATAATGTTGGAAAACTTTGTATATACAGTTGTTTATGAAACTCTGTTGCAAAAAAATTATTATCATAGCATTCATACATACTACGTTCTGCACTTCTACACCAATCAGCATCACCAATTAATCTTCCTAAGAAGTCTTGTGGATCATAACTGCCGGCGTGCCACATACCACCTACCTTAATCTTAACACCAAGTAATTCAGCCATATACTTTAATTGTATTACAGTTGGATTCCAAGCATCTGTGTATAGGAAGTAGTCGCCATCTTTAATTTCACCATTAGCAAATAGTCTGCTAATTTCTAACATTTGCTGAGACTTATAATTGTTAGTCCCTGCAAAGTTAAGGAATGCCCCAGGCGTTGTAGCCTGAGGCACTTCTCCGCCACTAATAACAACTACCTCAGAATTAGTTGCACGTTTCATTTGCTTTGGAAGATGTTCCTTCCACTGCTTTGTGTAACGTGTATCAACTGCTTCAATGTCTACGATGTAAATTGTCATTAGTGTCTCCTTATTTTAGTGCATACTTCTTTTGAAGTTGTTTCAACAATAGTCCGTATGCTGGTAGGAATACAATTAAGCCTACTGCAATTTTGAGTACAGTTTGTGATCCTGCAATCTCAACCCAGTTAGCCGCCATGTATTCATCTGCCGAGTTATTAAATGCGACAGCAAAGAACGTATACGTGTCAATGATGTTCGCCGCGATAGTAGATACCGCAGGTGCTAACCACCAATTCTTTGTAAACGCTTCTCTAATGTATTGGAATACATATACATCAAGCATTGTACCAATAGCATAAGCCGTTGCCGAAGCAAAACCAATACGCATTGCTACTGATTGTGGTGCTCCTTCTGCAAGTACAACTGCAATGGATCCAATGATTGCCAATGGATACGCCGCCGCGATTGTTGATCTTGCAATATTTTTTCCAAGTAGTCTAACAGTCAAGTCCGTTGCTATTACAACTAATGGGAAAGTAAATGCCGCCCACGTTAGTTTCACACCTGCAATTTCTACAGGGATTGCCACCAACGCATTTGAAACAGTGATCACGATAACGTGAAGTGCCACTAATTTCATCAGCATACTTTTATCTACGTCTTTGAACATTTAAGTCCTCCTATACATCTTCTTTTTATTTGGCTTGTACTTAGGCTTCTTGCCTTGAGTGAACAAAACGTATGTTCTCCAAGCCTCGCTTTTGTTGTTATAAAGATCACGTTCGTCAAAGCGATAAGAACGTCCGTAACCCGTTACCCAAGAAGTCTTTGAACAAAAGTCCTTGAATTTCTCGAGATCAGTGAACACCTGCTCATAGGCTTCACGATTAAATTTGAGTGACATCGCATTTTTCCTCTATCTTGCATACTCAATATGGGCACCGTTTTCTCCATCTTCACTTACGTCAATATGGACTTCACGGCCTGGGTGTTTAGCATTGATCTCTTTGTAAAGATCATCTGCCATCATTTCACAACTCTTATAATCTAACTCTAATGTTTTCTCCTCATAAAGTTTTTCTAACCATCTTTTAAATTGTATAAACTCGATATCTCTATCATTGTGTGTAACTGTGATTGCTACCTTAAAATGAAAGATGTGTCTGTGTGGATATCCTAAGAAACTAACATCATACTCATCACCTGTTGCAAGTGCTGGATCATCTAATGCCGCCGGATACTTGTGAATACCTTCCTTACGGAAAGTTACCCAAATCATTCGTTTTGCTGTATTCATAATTCTTGCCTTGTTGTCTTTATCTGATTGTTCTTTAATTAACTGATCTGTCATACTCATATTATAAAGCCTTTCGCCTCATTTGTCAATGGTTTTTCTTGATTTATTTTGGTTACCAAGTCATCGAATACGTTCAAAATATAATCTGTTTCGACTTTCTTAGTTTCATAAAAACTACAAAATTTAATTGTAGTTGTCGAGTATTGCCAAATACCGCAGTTATTTAGGAATGCTCGAATTTCGTTTAGTGTCTTTACGTCTCTACCTTTGTCCATTTTACAATTTAAGAAACTGTTTTTATATGATACATCAAAAGTTTCTACCTGTTCAAGTATCTCTGCAAGTTGCACCAAAAATTTTGTAACTTGATTTGTTACGTTAAACATCAATTTATTTTTATCACAGTATTCAAGTGCGGCCACTACCGCAGTTGCTCCTACAGGATCTTGGCTACGTGAGTTACCAACTGCTATAGGCAATGCCCAACCTGTGTCTGTTGGCTTTGAAATCTTATCATACATCTCTTTTGAAAGGCAAGTGATTGCAAAAGAACTAAATCCACCTGCAAGTGCTTTACCAAAACAAGCAATGTCAGGTTGTAGATTACGTTCCATGCTATGTGCGAAACTACCAAATCTATACATACCTGTAAATATTTCGTCAGCAATAATTTTATAATCGTATTTGAATTTACCTTGTTTAATTTTCTTAATAAGTTCATCGGACATTTCACTAACACCGTTAAACCAACTTACAGTATCACACAATACGGCACAAATGTTTCCTTGGTGTTTTTCTAATACAGTTGTAAAGTCATCATCATAAAAGTCTACATACTCTACATCAGGAAGATGTGTACTCCAACCTCTGTAATCACTCATTGCCCAACCACTTAAACTTCCGCTATGGAAACTTCCTTTACGTACAAGTACTTTGTTTTTCTTTTTATTGTTGTAGTATTGGAAACAAAACTTTAGTGCATTGTCTGTTGCATCACTTCCGCTATGTGCTGGAATGAATGCAAAATAATCTGGAAGTTTCTTTTGTAATATATCTTCTAACTTTGTCCATATCTCAGGTTTAGCATTCCAATCGTTGCTTGGCCAAACTCTATGTGCATGAGAAATATGATATTGTATGTATTCGTTGTTAAAGCCTAATACGTTGCAACCTTTACCTGCACTAATGTCATAGTAGTTCTTTCCTTCCGAATCAATAAACCTTCCGTTAAAACTCGTAACAGTAGGCATTGTGTCAGTTGGATCGCAAAAACTATGCAGTAGTTTCATTTAGTCCTCCGAGGGGCTATCGTCGCCGTACTTTGACCAATCTGTAAATTTATCCCATTGTAGTAACGGGTGAACTTGATGTACCCATACACCTGGATTAGAATGATCAAAATCAGCATCGTCAATCTTAATACAAGCATTGTAGTTAAGTTGTTTTACGTATGGCAGTTTAACACTAATCATACTAATAAAATTATGTCTTTCATTGTAACCTGTTTCAAGTACCCAGTCATGATACTTTGCATCATAATCAAGTGTTACAAGATATTTTTTATCAAGCAAACCAAATACAAGATCGTCCCAACTTTCTTTAGGAACAAAACTATGATTAGCACCTAAGTAAATATGATCTACTACGTGTTTCTTTGCTTGTGCTAATACATCTTCTAATGGTTGACAACCTGTAACAAACAATGTGTCCATACCTTCAGCAGGAGTTTTTTCAACTTCATAACCTGTAAAGTAGATTACATCATCTTTTACGCCATCTGCATATTGTCTTTCCATATTATTCCTCTGTAAATAAATTGCCAAACTGTGTTTGTGCGTTTACTGTTTTCTTTCCTGTTGCGCCACGTGTTCCAATAATTGACATCCAGAACTTACTATAATGTTCAATTACTGCGTTCGCTTCATCTCTGCTGTCTGTTGCAAATATTGCCTCCACAACATCTCTAAAAAATAACCTGTCGAACCGTTCCTCCACAAGCATGTTCGGAATGACTCCATTGTCGTATTGTCTATTTGCTTCTTGTACTGCATTAATATGACTCCATACATTATGACCCATCTGGATCGCATATGAAAAACTATCCCAAGATGTTTTTCCTTCTTTGCCTATTTTGTTCAAGTCACCTTGTGCATACTTACAAATGTCTTGTGCAGTTAGTCCTGTTGTAATAGGCGAATCTTTAAAACTTGTATGCTTACCTTCTCTAACAAATGCTTGACTGAATGGCGTTGTATCAGTTGCTAATCCTTTATCATCAATGCTTGGTACCATTCTGTAAACCCATTTCTTACGATCTAATGTTTCAAGTTCGCAATAAATTTGTCCATTAGCAGTTGCTAAGAAAGGACTTGCACAATCAAACGTAATCATAAAGTTTGGATTATGATACTTACGTACTGCTCTTTGTATATCTGTAAGTAGTGTTGCCCACTCTAATTTACTTGTACCTAAGAAGTGCATTACATCATGTACGCCTTTCTCAAGTAGTCCATCAAATCTAAGTGCAACAAGTCTTTTAAGAACAAGATGAATATCACACATATTCTGACCACCCATACTCCAACCATTAAAGTGTGTGCCTGGATACTTAACTGGATCACAATAGTCTTTCATTTGCTGATACCAATCTTCTGCGTCAGCATGATTTTCACCTTGTAATACATTTAAGAATTTACAAGCACCACTTCTATGTTTCATAAAGTAGTCATTGTTAATACGTGTAGCATTAACGGCATCTTGATAATTGTCAATTCCAGTTGCTTTAGCACCTTCGGGAGACCGTGCTACCCAAGCCGGAATATCAAGTATCATTCCATAGTCCATATATGCGTCCATCCATCTAAGAACTTGTTCACGTTTCTTTTGTGCTTTAGGACAATTAGGATTCTTCCAATCGCCTTCCCACACACCTTTACCTATCTGGAAACCACCACTGTCACCTAACAACCAAGAAGTGTTACGATCTCTATCTCGTACCATATCTTCTTTGGGTGCGTCCTTGTTAATATCAAGTTCGGCGTGACCTGCGGAATACAAACTCCATTGATACTCAAACAACGACTTACTCGGATTAAGCCAGTTCATGCTCTCAACACCATTTGTAAAGTGTTTAGGTATACGATTATATTCTACGTACTCCTCACGTCTTTGCTTACCTACAAAGGTTGCAAAGAAGCCACTCAGTGCTGGCAAGAAAGTTGCGTAATCTTTTTGTGCAGTTGTTAAGTTAGTATTCAATTAAATGTCCGTCCTTACAATATGTTTTCTAAGGGCTCTAACAAGTTCTTCGATCTTGTCTACTACAGATATCATATCTTTGTCTGTAATATACTTTTGTTTCTCTCTCAACTTGTCATACTCCTTAAGTGGTATGGTTACTGTGCTACCTTCATTTTCAAACGATCTATCGTCATCTCTTTCATCAACACTTGTCATAAAGTCCTTATTTTGTTTGAGCTGGAAGAATATAATTATATTCTGCTAATCCAGAATCAACGGTTAATTGCATTGCACCTTGATCTGAAATACTCATTGTTACTTTGCCGTCCAAGTTCAAGATTGCTTGTACTTGTGCTACAGGCCATGCCCATGCATGTTTCAAACTACCTGTTACATCTGTTTGGAATACAAACGAACCTGCGTGTTGTGAAGCATCACCGAAACTAAACACAAGGTTAGTACCTTCTGTTCTTACTGTAAATACAGTTTCTTCTGCGTGTGCCATGCTCTGAAACTTCATTCTTTGAATTGAAGCCATGCTTGGTTCTACAACAACGTCCCACGATGCACCTTTAAACTTTACAGTTTTAAGTTTCTCATCAATGATTTGTTTATTCATAAACCTATAATCATTTTCAAAGTCACCTGCTTCGTTCTCAAAGTGAATATGAGTTGGAACAGTTTCACCATTGCGTTCTGCTTGTTCAACACTAACTTTTGCGTTAGTTTGATACTCAGGACACTTAAGGTGTAATGCTAATTTGTCTAAGTTAGGCATACCAAATGTACCAGCAAATTCTGCCACTGGGTTTTTAGTCTGCGAACTTAAAATTACAGATCTATCTTCTGCCATCGATTCAATAGTAGTATCTGCTTCGCTCGTTACTTTTACAATGTTAAGAAATCCTAACGAATGTGTATGAGCAACGATATCTTGTAAAATGTCTTTCATGTTTTTTAGTCTCCTATTTTAACTATTATACTTACAAAATTATGATTTGTCAAGTGCTTTTTCCTGGCTGACGAATTCTAATGCATCAATTTTTGATTTCCAACCAATTGATGATAAATGACTAATGTCTGCGACATTGTCTTTACGTTCATGCTCGTCACCGTTTCTTTCTTCATAATTTTCTAAGCCTACTGCTTTGCAGTAATCCGATAAAGGTCTTGACGTACCCGTTCCTACATCAATTACTCCTGTTAAATCACTTTCTAACAATTGAGTAACTGCTCTACACACATCAGATATATGTATAAAATCTCTTTTATGATCTACATTAATAAATGTAACTTCATTGTTTAATAATTTTGGTACAAACATATAGTCTCTACCTGCTCCACCAATTACAGTTGTAAATCTCATACCTAAACTATCTTCAGGTGCAATACGTTCTACAACATATTTTGACATTGCATATGGATTTCTTTGTGGCTCTTTTGCAGTGCTTGAACTTGCATATAAGATCCTTGCATTTGGAAATGCTTTAAACAATCTATTTGATGCAACAACATTATTATCAAAATATTCTTGCGGAACTTCAAGGCTTTTTCTTACACCACTCATTGCCGCTAAATGAACTACTGCATCTACTTGATAATTTAACTCACAGTCAAGTAAGTCATTGCCAGACTTAATGTCAATTGGTATTACGGTATGCATACCTGCCCAATACTTCTTAAGTACTGAACCTATCATTCCGTCACTACCTGTTAGTAATATTCTCATTATGTTATTTCCTCCTCGATGTATCTTTTTAATTCATGGTCTTGTACATCGTTTGGTATATTATTTTTATAAAAGATCTGATAACTATCCGAACCATACTTGCCTACGCCATATAGTTTAGTAGCATCTTCTCCGTCCCAATTTAAAAAGTCTTTTGACATTTGTCTAATTGTGTTTTCACGTCTATTATAAAAGCCTAAACTCTTAATAACTTCTATTACAGTTTTCCTATCGCTTTTTAAATACTTTTGTGGAGTAGGCCATTTGTCAAAGAACTCTGGTAATACTCTTTTAACCTGTACCCTACCTGTTTGATTCAAACAAATAACACCTACAAAGTGTTGCCATAAGTTAGCAACCTGTTGTTGTACCATTAAATCAGGATCCATTATTTTCATTTATTCTTCCTCATAAAAAAATACATCATAACCTTTGCCACGTGTGTCGCCACCGCCGTTATCAAGTTCATGTTCTCCATATGTTACACGTTCTAATATTTCTTCGTCATTGGGCATTGTGCTTGAATAAAACTTAAACTTATTAATATCAAACTTTTCGCCTCTCAAATGTAACATACCATCATAGAACGTACCTTTCTCATGACTAATCATTTGTGCATAATGTCCTTTAGGAATACTATATCCTTTGTCATCAATATCATGTTCGCAAGTTACATTTTCAAAGAAATCGTAAAACTCTCCGTCATAGTGTTCTTTTATAGTTTGTGCAGAATAACCTTCGCCTGATACTTCTTCAATCATTAATTTACAATTACCAATGCTACCACCATACCAATGACTTTGTTCATTAGGTGGTTCATGCCATTCACTATGCCCTTCACTATCTTGATCCCAAAGAAAGTCTGCTTCTTGAGGCATATCATGTTGCTGTCTAAATTCTTCAGCACCACTCATATATTCTGAGGCATAGATATCGTTTTCATTCTCATTTGCTTTCCACCAATCATGACACTTTTTTGTTATAGGACACCATGACATTTCTGCACCATATCCATAAAGCGATACACGAAAGTACCTATCAGGATTTTTAATATTTTCAATAAGTTCTTGTTTTTCTTCTGTAGTAGCCATTACCTTGCTTTCGTAATATTAAAATGCTTATAAGTTTGTTGTACACACTTTGCTTGATAATAACAGTCAGCAAGTGCATTGTGCAATTCTTCTTGTATTGCTTTACGTGGATCACTTGGCATAAGTGCAAACAATGTTCTGCTATCTCTAATTTGCCAATAGTTCCATGGAGTAGGCTTGCCAATATTTTTATACAAGTTTTGTAGTATTGCATAATCAAATAAAGGACCTTGACACCATAAGTAATCAAGTCCTACACACCATTTGTTTAATTGCTTTGTTAGTGTGTCCATGTTTACTCTTTCATGGTCACCAAATGCTTCATCACGTATTTCAGGCTTTTGTTTGCCCCACCATTCAAGTGTATTGTCATCTATTGTACGTCCATACTTTTCACTTTGTTCTTCTATGTCAAGTCTTAGATACAAAGGTTGATGTGGCTCTGCATTAGTTGTAGGATCAAACTTAACTGCGCCAAGTGTTATGATTACACTATCTGGTTCTACACCAAGTGTTTCTAAATCTATCATTCCATGTGTTGCCATTATTCTTCACCTCCAAAGTCAAACAAGTTGTTAAATGTATTCTTTTGTTTTGTACTTTCTAAGTCATAGTTTAGCGGACCAATCAAGTTACCCAACTTGTTATCAATGATTGTTTCTTCCATAGCATCACCATCGAATGGTAGTTCCTTAAACCATTCTGGCAAGTGTAATTCATCTACAGGATATGCTACACTTGTATAACCCATTGGATTCTGTTTTAGTTTACAAACAATAACTTTCATACCATCTACAATCTCTTGACTGTATTTGTCACTGTTCATACGTTTTAATGTGTTCCAGTTAATACTTGCTCGAACGTGTCCGGGCATATTTGCTTTGCCTTGTTTCTGTTCAAGTTTCTGATAATGTCCAATCTTGTTTGCACGTTTCGGACTACCTTTTTCATGTCCTGGACGACTCTTAAAGTCTGTTCTAAATTCTGCAATGCTGTCAAGTATTTCATCTTCTGTGCCTTTTTGTAATACTTTAAGCAGTACTTCGCTCAAGAAGTCTTGCATAAACACAGGAGTATCAGAACGTTTTAGATCAAGACCCATTGCTTTTACTTTGCCTGGCTTACCATCTACATCACGTCTTGTACCTTCATCATCATACACAAGAATTGCATAACGTTTCTTTGTAATAAACAATCCGCTTTCGCCAACAATCTCTCTACCTGCCGCGATAACATCTGATCTGCTCTTTGGACAATGGAAAGTATCTAACATAAACTTACCAAATGATTTGTTTGCTTCATCACAAACTTGTTCATATAGTTGTACTACACTTTCTTTAGTCCAAGGAATACTACCTTTATCTATTTCGTCTTTTAGTATTGGATATGCACTAAAGTACACAGAGTCTGTGTCTCCGTAAATTATACTCTTACCTACGTAATTGTATTCACCTGTAATAACTTTGTTTACTTCTGCACTCATGTGTTTAACAATTTGTCTACCTGTTAGTGTTGTACTTTGACCAATACGTCCATCAAAGAATCTACAACCAGGATTAAGAATAGCACCATATAAACTATTTAGGTTAATCTTCTTAACAAGTTGTCTTTTATCCCAAAATTCTATTTCTGCTTTGTTCTCTGCGGCCAATGCCTTTTTCTTCATAGCCTGCATTTCTTTACGTTCACTGTACCAACGTTTAAGTAGTCCAGGAATAACACCTTCAAACTCTGTTGTAAAGATTGTACCGTTAGCACTGATCATCCACGGCTTGTTGCTATTAAAGATAACTTCATGTATTTGTGCACCACTCATTACGTCTGACTCGCCATTCTCCCAGTCAACTGTAATGCTGATGTCTCTACGTTTTTCCATGACAGCATCAAACTCGATAGTACCGAATCTACCTTCCCATGCCGCGGCAAAACTCTTTTTCTTTAGACCCATTTGTTCACCAACATATTTGTTAGTGTGTTCTGGACGAAGTTGTCCTATAACAGTTGCTGGATCCATATTCAAACTTCTAATAACAGATGGATACAGTGAATTCAAGTCCATTGATCCAATCCATTCATGTACGCCTACCTTAGGATATGCAACATAGGCACCCGCCGCTGGCTCTGAGCCTGGCTCACGTTTTATTCTATTAGGAACTTGTTGTCCACGTCTGTGTGCTTCATTAATAATTGCTTGTTCTGTAACTGCGACAGCACCCATAGTGGTCTGTAGCAAAACAGTATTTGCATGAGCAAGTTCGTTACTAAGATCAATAAACCTTAGTTTTTTGTCCAACTTGTCCAGTAGTGCAACGTCTTGTCTGTTGTACTCAATGAACGTTCTGAAGTCATTGTTATAAAGGGCATCGAGTGTACCTTCGTACACAGTTTTCGTTTCGCCAACTTCCATTTCACCAATGGCATCAAGTCTGTAAGTGTGTCTTTCTTCATACGTATATTTACGATATAATTCCAAACTATCTAAATGCACTCTACCTATTAGGTCATAGGTTTCTTGTTGTCTACCAAACTTTTCATATTCTCTTTTCTTAGGAAACTGATCAAACAAACAAAAACGTCTTGTGTCATCTTTGCTTAATACTTTTGCTACACGGTTAACAGTATATGGAATATCATAACCTTCACTGTTCCAACCTGTAATAATATCACTGTCTTGTATTAGATCAAGGAATGTTTTTAACATATCTCTTTCATCTGCAAACAAGTGTGTGTTAGGGAATTCTTTACATTGCTCTTGTGCTTCTTCCATTGTAAGTGTCTTAGGCGGTACTGCAAGTGTTACAAGTGTATCAAGCCACTGTAGGTGTACGGAAATAGCAGTAATAGGCATAAACGGATCACTTGGATCAGCGAAGCCTCGCTCTGGATCATAGTCTGTCTCAATATCAAAAAATGCTACGTTTAGTTTAGGAGCATCTTGATTAAGATAGTTTTCACTTAAACATTGAAAGATAGGATTAATATCGCTTTCAAACAATTTCTTGTTTTTATTAATTGCTTGTTCTTTACGAAAGTCTTTTGTATTCTTGGATACAATTCTACTTAATGGATCACCGTAAATACTTCTGTACTTACCTCGTTGATCTTCATAATAGAAAGTATATTTTACAGGGTATTCAGCAAACTGACGTTTGCCGTCTTTTCGTTCTACAACACGAATAATATCTGCGTTGCGATCAAAGTGTGCGTCTACATAACTCATTCATTCTCCTCTTGTCCTTTGCGGCGGACATATACCAATTGTTTCGTTTATTGGCCGAAAAAACCATCTTGTATAAGACCTGCAATATATATTATTGTAAGTCCTGCGTTTAAAATAATCAACGACTTTTCTTTCCAAAGTACTCCAACAAGTACCCAAATACTATTTGCAATAGTAAATGCGTAACTATACCAAGGATACATATTGAAAGCGGCCATTGTTGCGGCTATCAATAATACTGTTGTCCCTGTCCATGCTAACCATTGATATGGTTTAACCTGTATATCGTTTGTTTCTAAAGTACTCATCTGCGTTTTGTGCCTTGTCATCTATCCAAATATCGTAGTGTGGTTTGTGAAATCTAACACTTGTATATTCTACTCCCCACTCTTCTAATTGCCTAACTGTAAACTGTGACCAATCTTTGTGCGAGTTTGCACCCCGAGCAGTCCAATAGTGTACCTCATTGCCTTGTGCCAAAAGTTCATTAAAATACTTAATTCGCTCTTTATTGGGAACACTATTTTCATAATTACTGTTAACAGTATAACATATAGTCCCGTCGATGTCAACCATATATTTCAATATTTTGACTCCTTAGGTTCTTCAAAAAAGTGTTTGTCACCCATTGCTTCTCGTATCTTTCTGAATATCATATTATGCGGATATGTTTTGTAATAATCCGTTTGGTATAGTTTTTCGCTTGCCTTTTTAGTTTCTGTAATCTTTTGTATAATGAATAGCCTAATTGTTGGATCGTTTAGTTCATTTTTATAATGATCATAATTATATTCAATAAACAACAAATCCCTGTCTACAAAGTATTGTGTTTTACACAAACCAATTAAATCTTGTCCTTCATTTCTATCTTGAACTCCATGCAATACAATTAACAATCCGTGTAAGTTATCTTCATAAGGAAAGTTAATCATGTGCTTCATGATATCCATATATTGGTCTGTGTGAATTACTGGTACTTTCGAACTGTATGCCCAAGGACATCTTGCCACTGAGCCATCTGTTGGTTGAGATAATTCTTTAAGGTGTATCTCTAACCAATCATCAATTCGTTTTTTATCTTCTTCTAATACCATTAGTACCAACCTGCGGCTACTCCGTATCCAAATATATTAACGCATACGAACCAACCTGTTATTAACATTACCCAAGCGGCACCTCTACGATAAGATGCATAGCATTGTGTTGTACTACCAACAAAAAATGCAGGATAAACTAATAACATATTAGGTTCTTTGGCTGTTATTGCCAGCGTCATACTTGCGCCGACTGTAAAAATAAAACTGACAAGTTCGAATGAAAATGCAATCTTATCTGATTTGTAACTGTTAATCCAAAAGTCTTTTATCTTTTGCATTACTTGTCTTTGCCGACTGTGACAACAAGTGTTTCAAGATCATCAAATTCATCAGCAACTTTATGCCAATCTTGTTTGTGTGCAATCTTAATTGCCTTGTTGATCAATGCAGGCTTAATGTCTAATTCTTGAGCAACTGCTTTTACAGTTTCTCTTAGACCTTCTTGCAAGTCTTCGACTTCTCTAAGAACAGTAGCACCTTCATTTACCAATCTTTCAAGTTTGGCTTTTTCGTCACCACCATAAGTTCTGTCTGACATAAATCATCTCCTAAGTTTAAATTATGTTTTATATTATATATTCGTTAGATACAGAAGTCAACTGTTAATGTGACTACGTGTCCAAAGTTTCGTCTTTTGATTTGTATGCCCAATCGTCAGTGTGTCCTACTGACCATTTTGGTGTGTTTTCAACTGTGTAGTTTTGAGTACATACTTTGAAGTCTGGTGTTAGTCTGTTTGGATTTACAAGGCTTTGGTCTGTGAATACAGTTCTATTATTTGGTTGTGCGGCAAACTGTCCGTTGTCTAATTTAATAACATTAAACGTCTTATGCTCTGGATCGTGTTCGCTAAAATTAATATCAAGTGTTGAGTGTTGTGCATGACACGTATCAAGTGTAAACATATATTCGCCTTTGTGCATCTTTCTGTCCTTGCCAAAAAACTCACAATCGCATAGTAAAGGTTTTTTAATTAGTGTAATGTCGTAATCAAAACAATCCCATATTTGTAATGTGTCTAAAGGAAGTTGATCTTCTGGATTGAAATCTTCTTTCCATACAAATGCTGAGATAGGAAGTTTGTCATACAATGCTCCATACTCTGTTAGCAGTGTTTCAAAATATAATGCTTTGGATTGAATGCTTCTTATTGAGATCCATACACCTGGAGTAAGTTCTCCGTGGCCCTTCTGGTGATCATATAGATACTCTTTTTTAACATATACTTCTACAGGTGGTAGGTTATGTACTAAGAAAGCCATATGGATCCTCTGTTAAATTTGTTACTGAGTATTTATATGAAAGTGTTAGAGTGGAAGGTAGTTTAGTGAACTACATCTTAACGCAGTTGTCCACAGTTTTACCACCTTTTTTCTTTGTACCCATTCGCTTGTAGCCTTTCCAGCATACCTTGCCGTCAACGCCTTTTTGCTTTTCTTCTGGGAGTGTAGTGTAACTTGGATTACCACATTCTGAACAGTTAGACTTTTCAGCAAGTTTGCTTTCAAGTACTTGTGCTAAAGATTCTTTGTAATCTTTTTTCTTTTCGTCTTTAGTATCTTTACCATTCTTCTTTGCTAATGCGTCAATAGCCGCTTGTGGCATTTTGCCTTCTTTAGCAACGTCTTCTTTTTTCTTTTTGCTACCACGATCGTGATTGTATTTTTCTGTAGTTTGTTTTGCTTCTTGAACTTCGTCAAACTTTTGCTCGTAGTCCATATGGTGATAAACTGAACCCATATAGTCTGCGGCTTTAGTAATTTTTGATTGCACCCAACCTTCAAGTCCTTCACGCTCTTCTACGCCTTTAAGCATCTCGTGCATCTTAATTGCATACTTGGCAATCTTGTATAGTTCTGCACGTGCCATTTGCACTTCGTGATCTGATTCAGCCTTGTAGGCTAAATCTGCTAAACCTTCTTTAAGTTGTTTTGCTTTCATAATAGTATTTACCTTCTAACTGTTGCTCCGCCCATCAAATTATCTTTGATATCAAGAGCGTTTTCTGCTGTACCGTCTGCCTTTTTCTTCTGTGGTGCTTTAGGTAATCCTTTTGAGTCTTTAGGTCTTTGACCTTTTGCTTGAGCAGGGTTGGCTACTGATGCAATATTACCAGCGGAAGTTGCTCCTGCTGTTGCAAATTCGTTAATACCTGCAAGTTTTTTTAATTCTTCTGAGTATGCTGTTTGTGGAGTACTTGCTTTAGAAACTATACCTGCAAGTTGCTTAATAGCATCTACTTCAGCATCTTCTTTGTATCCTTTATCTTTTCCTTCTTTGTCTAACTCGTACTTCTTTTTCATTAACTCTTTTTTAAGTTCATCGTCTTTGTGCGTGTTAGGATCCATTTGGATATCTTGTAGTGCTTTTTTCTTTGCTTGGTAATCATCTTTGTTTTTAGCCATGTCTTCTTGTGCAACATCTTCTGCCGGAGCCGCACCTTTTTCTGCTTGTTTAACAAGCATCATAAATTTTTGTCTTAGTTGTTGATTACCTAAAATAGTAGTTAACTGTTTTGCAAATGGAGCAATCTGTTTAGAAAGTGCACCTGTCATTGCGCCACCTGATGCAAGTTTATCTAAACCCTTTGCCATCATTGCGCCTGATCCGCCTTTTGCTCCCATAGCGTTTGCCGCCATCTTAGAACCTTGAGCAGTCTTTGCCGCCGCCTGTTTATCACCGCCGGAAGCCATACCAGCAACTTTACCTGCAACGCCACCTTGTTGTTGTGCCGCCGCTTTAACATCACCTTTAGATGCTCCTGTAGCGCCTGCTACTGCACCTACGGCCATATCAGCACCTTTTTGTGCTACTTTGCCAGCCGCCGACTTAACTGCACCTGCCGCCTTCTGAGCACCTGTTTTCACAGCGGTTAACGGATTTTCAGTTACTACTGTTGATTCTGTAATTTCTCTCAGTTTCATACTACTATTTACCTTTTTTCTTTCGTCCGCCCTTCATGTTGGCGCACCAATGATACATCTTAGCCTTCTCTCCAGATGCGTTTTTAGCCTTCTTACGCAATGATGTTACGCTACCATTACAACTTGCACCCGATTTTTTGACTCTTCCGGGCCTACTTTTGCCCTTCTTTTTGCCATCAGCAAAGTTTTCAACTATTTCTAATACTCTCATCTTTTAATTAAACTTTTATCTTTTTTCTTTAAGAATTTTTTATCTGTAGTGTTCTTTTTAATAAAGTCATTTGCTTGTACTTCAACACCAGCAAGTCTGGCATTTAGTGCATCAATTTTTGGTTCAAGTTCTTTAAACTTTTTTAGTACTGTTTTAAGTTTATCGTTTTGTTCATCATCTACTTTATCGTTATCTTGATCAGTATCAACAACTGATTTAAGTAATGCATCTAAAGGATCACTTGCATGTGGATACTTTGCTCTAAGATCTGCTAACGCCTGCATTGTTTCAGGATCAAAACCCTTAATTACTTCACCTTCGTCATCTTTACCCTTGCTTAATCTTTTTTCATGTAAGTTTTGTACATA